CCATACGCGTGCTTTGAGTCTATCGACCAGTTGGGAAGTTCGCAACAGAATTGTGGAAAGCCACCCTGGCGTAGCCCGGTTCAACGCCGCCTGGCGCTGCGCGCACGGCGCGCAAGGCTTTATGCCTAAAGCCTTTGTGGCGCGTCTAACCATGTCACCTAAGAGAGGCGATCCATCGTTATCTCCATCGGGACTATGTTTATCGGGTAATTCGAAAGGGTTCCCTTTTCGTAACTTTGGGTGCATAGTGATGTGTCCCAATATCCCTCTGCGATGTCGCATGGGTAGTAAAGAGGTGAAACGTGAGTGAATTGCTTTAGGTAGAACGTCTCGCCGATTCCGTCGCTGGATGTCCAGGCGTCTGTCCAGTAGTGGGCTTCCCATTCGGTAGTGAGGAACCTGTCGACAATCGGGCCGCCCGTCTCACATAAACGTACTTGGAAACGCGTGCGCGTCTTAAACAGCAATTGCAAATTGGTGCGGTTCTCGTAGGGAATTGCACTGCACCCGTTGTATCGGCATCGTTCCATGTACACGCGCAAAAACCAGTAGGCATTCGGTGCGCTGGTCGTTGTGCCGAAGTTCTTAGTCATACTGTGCGGGCCGAAACCTGTAGCCACAAGATCGGCACCGTCAAAGATCATGCCGAAGGAGTTCATATACTGCGTTGCTGGCCCTTCGACGTAATGCCAAAAGTTGCTACTGTTGTTACAGCCAATGCTTGACTGCTGCTTGTAGTAATAGAAGTACGGGTCGGTGTGGTAATCGCAATACGAGATAGACCAACCGGGATGGCTGGCATTACCAGCGAAGATCCCTTGATCTTTGATGTCCACCGGATCGCCTGGAATCACTCGACCGAGCACCAATGGACGACACTCGGGCACGTTTAAGCGATACTCGCGTGTATCAAAGCCCGACGGTTTCGCCGTGCATCCAACTATGGGAGGATGTTCCTCCGTAGTTCCACAGCATCGCCGTCGGCTCATTTGCTGCCCTTACTGCGGCACCAAAAGTACCCTGCCAGGGCACCAATTAAGCCCAAAGTGGTGGCGAAGAAAATTGATCCTAAAAACGATTCAGCGCTTGCGAGGTTGAGCATTGGAAGCCTTTGTAGGAGTGCGGGTGCGGCGAAAGGTTGAGCCAACACTGCACCCGGCAGCGAAGGTGAGAATCACAAGTCCTAAGAGCCAGGTCGTATATTGGGCAGTCGTAAGCATCAGCGGCCTCGTGGTATGTAGGTGTAGATGAGTGCTCCGATCACAGCGGCCACCACTGCAACCGAGACATACTGGAGCGTCGAGTAGATCGCGGGCTGGTCATCAGAGACAAACGGTATGGCTTGGTGCACTGCGTTCGCTTGCGCCTCGATGCTGTCGAGCTCGGCGCTTGCCCGCACCAGGTACGCACGTGCCAGCGCTGCACTAGCCGCGCTCGATGTGGCTGCCTGTGAAATCATCGCCGTCTGCGATGCGCAGCCGCTGGTCAGCACCAGGACGATGAACAATGCCAAGTGGATCACACAAACTCCCGGCGCGGCGTAGCCGGCAAACAGGTCGGAAGCGTGGCAAGCAGCGCTGGCGCGATCGTCTCGCAGCGCACGTTTGCATGGATACGCAAGTCTGCGGGCGTGATCTCCACGCCGTCTATATCGAGCACCGCACCGATGATGCCGATCATGTCGATGTAGCGCGGTTCAGGGACCAGCGCGAGTGCCGTGTTCATCTGCGCCAGTGTCGTAGTGCGTAGGTAGTAGTTCGTCATGTGGTCTTCGCAATCATGTCAGCGTCGCTGAGCAGTTCGGAGTAGTACTTCACGCTCTTGATTGAGTTGTTTAGGTAGCCCTCCCAGGTACCGGAGCCACTCACGCCGGTAGTCGAAGCGCTTCCAATCGTCATCCACGTGCCAAGCGTTGCGCCAATGTCACTGCTACCGGATACCACTGTTGCGCTCCCGTTTAGCGCGTACTTGATCAACGAAGGATTTGCGCTGTCCCAATTAAATGCCGCCTTGTTTAGGCCTCTTGCGTTCCCTGCAATTTTGTTTGCTACGCCGATCCCGGCGCTGTTGTAGATACCGCTTGCTGCGCTTGCGTTTGCGTGCTTAAGATGGATGTGCTTGGTAGCGGCCGTATCAATGGCAAGCACTGACCGATCACCAGCGCCGTATTCGCCGCGGTAATACTCGACAACGATTGTGCCTGGCTTACTGTAAAGCCCCGTCCACGCGGTACTGCGGATTACTGCATCGTCTGCGAGTCGAGTAAGAGATGATGCGGCATTGCTGATATATGAGGTTGCTTGTGCGCCGAGTTCGAGTTGTGCACCCCACACAAGGAGATCGATAGTACCGCTATCGCTTGATGTCGGGTACACATATATAAATGTGCAACCAACTGGCGTAGTAAATGTCACCGAAACGCGTACCCATGTAGAAGAAGTGTTGTTTGCTCCGCCAATTTGGGAAACATAATTGCTTCCTGATAATGTGTAATTGACGATGCTTGATCCTGCGGTTGCGTTCCATACTCGATATCGCGCTTGAGAGCCTCCATTGTTCCTTGCCCAAAAACTCCATGTGTAAACAGTTGATGCAACAACGGTTTCACCTGCGCTTCGCATTGAGCCAGAACCTGCAGAGATATCCAATATACGACGACAGGAACCAATGGATCCATCGGGTAATGTCGTGCTTAATGTGGCAAAGGTGTATCCGCTACCTGCCCATTGCGTTCCGTCTGAAACGGTAGCTGAATCAGCAAAGTTGTTGGTGTGGCGGCAAAGATTGGTCGCGGCCGCCTCGATGAGCAACCCCTTCGCCACGCCGCCCGTGTAATCAAATCGTGCCGCTCCGGCGCTTGCTACCGTCTTTACGTACCCACTGGCATCGATGTAGGTCGCTCGCGCCGTGGAGTCTGCGCGTGTGAACGTCACGGCAGTCGGCACTGTGCCCGCGGTGAAATCGAGATTCAGCGTAGCCGTGTCGCCCAGCATCGCCTTGCGAAACATGGAGGTGTACATTAGATGGTCTCCGCGGATGTGCGAAAGCCGATCGTTGCAATGTGCAGCGAATCGGTACTAGCGTGGTCGAGGTAAAGCACGATCGTGCCCCATGAGTTTGATGCGTACGCGGCCGTCTGCGCCATCGAGAGCGTCCAGGTGAACGTGCCCGAAGCCGCAAGCACCACGGCGTACGTGCCGGTGTTCAGCGTGTTTGTCGATCCAATTTGCACGTTGCCCTTGACGGTGTAGCCGGTCAGGTTCTGCGCGGTCGATGTGCCTTCCAGCTGCACAGTCCCGGCGAGCGTCCACTCTTCGCCAGGGACGATGACTACGGAAGGGTACGACAGCGCTAGGTCTAGGTTTGGCATCAGGTGCACCTCAGTGGGTTTGGTCGGTCAAAGTAATAAGAGATTGCGCCCGTCTTCGTGTAACTCACGGTCATGATTACTAGCGCTTCGAGGCTTGTCGTGCCCCACGCTGCGCTGACGTATGCCGATCCAACCGGCCCAACCGTCGATGCTGGCGTAGTCAAATCCATGCCATCGATGTCCGTGCCGCTGGTGTTGAAGATCTCGCGCAGATTGAGAGCGCCGGTGAAGTCGTATTGAGTACCCGTCACGGTCTCATGCCAGGGCGAAGCGGACAGCAATACGGCTTCCGTACCTGCGTATGACCATCTGCCGGCGGTAATGGCGGTCGCGGTTTGGATCCGCGCAAGGAACGTACGCGTAGCAAACGCCTCCGGCATCGATGCCCGGTACGCGTAGTCGATCGCGGGTTGGTTTGCCGCCAGCGCGTCTGCTGAATCTATAAAAGCGTTCATCACTGTACGGTTGGCTTTACCGTACAGGCCGTTGTTGAAGATTGGACGCTGGTTACTCATGAAACAGGGAAATCGAATTGGCGATCAGCAATACGATTAGTAACTGGAAGAATCCCGGTACAAACGTTTACCCCGGGCTTGGCGGTAAGGAACGCGTCGTACACCGCCGTCGGAAACATCAGTTTCAGATCGTCACGATCCGGGTACGGTTGATACCAAGCGATCTTGGAGGCTTGGTTGTACGGAACGCCAAGAAAGGTTGATGCCGCTGCGGCAAGGAACGACGCGCCACCAGTGTTTGGCGCTGGGCGCTGTTCAAAGAAACTCATCCAATCAAACAAGAATTTGAACTGCATAATGTAAATCTGATCGTTCACTGGCGAAATGCTGATCCCGTTGCAGAGAATTTGGCCTGCTTGGTAACCAAGGAACTCCACCGAGTTGCGCGTTCCGAGCCAGCCGCTGAAGTACGGGCCCGGCTCCGGTGCGATCTCGTCATCGGGCCCAAGCGTAAACGTACGGTCGTAATAGAACTCGCAAATAATCTGCATTTGCTGTACGAACCGATTCGCGGGCTGTCCTTGTACGTCCACCTTCGTACCGCCAATGTCTCCACCCGCTGCCGACGGCGGGAACGTGTACGGCTCTGCAGGGATTGCTGCGTCTACTCGCCATATCGGCATCTGACGCATTGAACTTGTGCGCGTGATGCGCGTCCACGGTTCGGGCAGTGCGTCCGAGTCGTACACAAACTCCATTAGGCTCGACCAGTTCGCGGTAACCATCCACGTCTTGACAGCGCCAGGCATACACCGCCAATCGACAGACTCGCACACTAAGAAACTAAAGTTTGCCGTGCATCCGGCGTAGCGCTCTTGCACCTTTGGAATCTTGACGTTTGGAGATGCGCCACCAACATAAGACGCTTCGACGATGATCGCCTCATCTGACGGAAGAACCTCTGCCGCAGTCGCAGGAACCCACGACACCAGGTAAGTATCGGTAAAGGTCAACGGTTGACCGGGACTACCGATTTTGTACTGTGGGCCACTGGCGTGGCGAATGACTTTCAGCGTTCCCATTAGTCTCCCTTTACGGCTTTTGATATGTCTTGGATGATTCCAGCAATCCACGCCAGCGCTGCCGCGTCGCCTGTAGCCATTGGATCCTCTACAGCACCAGCGCCGTTTTGCACTGCTCCGGCTTGCATCGTTCCCAATTCCGCTAGGTTTGATTCTGCAAGGCTTCCGATGGCAATAAGGGAAGCATCCGTAGCGCCGATGGCGATTGCTTTCGTCTGATCCCAAAGCGCATTTAGAACAATCATGCCCTGTCCAATCTCTTCGGCGTGCTTTAGAGTGCTAGCAGTCTCTTCCCGCAAGGCGTCCTCCTTAGCACGGTCAATGCCTGCTTGCGCCGGACCCGTCGCTTGACCCACGGCCATATCTGATTTCAGTTGCGCCTGTGACAGATTCGCGGCACTGGTCATGGCTTCAGGTGAGAACGTGTGCGCAAGTTTCGACAGGTGCTCAGAACGATCCGAGACAGCGCGGTAGAGTTCCTGCGCGAGTTGCAGCACTTTCTGCGCGCCCATCATGCCAGCCATAGCGGTACTGCTGGCGCTGATGCGGTTGATCTTCTCCATGGCACCATTAACGCCGGAGATCAGTCCGCTCGTATCCGCTGTAATGCTTACCGATGCCTTTAAGTCGCTAGCCATGGTGCAATCCTGTGCGCTGGAGCGCGTGTAAGGGCGCAAGCAATCGTAATCAGCAGACTCTCAATCCGTTCCTCCGGCGTCGCCTCACTCATCAGCCCGACTGGCATATCCATTCGAGCTGCTGGAGTTATCCTCCAGATGCGCCTTTCGGCGCTTGAATAGGGCGCTCTTTCATTACCTCCGCAATAATGGCGTTACCGACTTCGACGCGCAGATCGGCAGCGGCTACGCCTTCAGCAAGCAACGGCGTTCCGTCGGCGCAGCGCACGCAAGCAACCCACCAATATTGGCCGCCGGCGGCGATATCCCGCATCACTGGCCGGCGCACCTGGAGAGGTGGCAGTCCTTCGATGTCGGCATCGCGCCAACCGTCGCCTAGATATTCGGTTCCGATGGGCATTAGGCCTTCGCCTCGGTAAAGTTAAAATTGATGGTGGCAGCGCCTTGCCCGTCGTACGAACGGCTGGCGCTGTTCAACATGCACGTGATGCTGTAGGACGTGCCTGAGTTGCCGTCTGACCATGCCACGATGGTTTTGGTGTCTGTTGCGGTATTGATTAAAAGCGTAAGCGCCGTTTCCGCTGCGGTTGTAGACATTGCCGTGCAAGTGATCTTGCGCGTCAGACGGCCAGCCATTGCAAGCGTGGTCAGGTCAAGCGTGGTGGTGATGTCAATTTCTTGGCGCGATAGATCAATCGTCACGTTCTGTACCGGAATGGTTACCGAGTTAATCGTGAGTGTCCCGCCGTAGCCGGCTGTATATGTCGTTGGCATTGTTTAACTTTCGTCGTGGGTAATGAATGTCGCGGTAACTACGATAATTCGTTCGGCATCGCCCGTACCGTCATCGGGTACAGCGTCCAGCGTTCTCATGTTGATGTCAACCATCCTGAAGGTGATTGAGTCAGTTGTTACAGTTGTTTTAAACGTGTCGGTAATCAAATCGGCAACCACAAGGGCTTCCGAGACAGTCGCGGCAACGCATGAAAAGTTGACCGACAGCGTGCACATGTTCGTAACTTCGTTTGTGGTCTGCGCCCAGATCGCCGAGGTAAACTCGTATACCACAAATGGCAGCGCTTCACCCTGGCGACGCCAACGCGGCGAAAGCTCAGCATCGCCGATGCGCGTCTTTAGATAGGCGTACAGCGCTTCGGTGATTACTTCCAGTGATCTACTTACCGGCATGTAAAGCCTCCTTACACGCTTGGAGGATGTAGTCGCGCAGTTTGTGTGTGGCGTCCGGCAGCATCCGCGTGGCAATAGCGCGAGAACGCCACGCTCCCGCGATCTGTTTAGCCGTAGCGGTCTTTCGAGCCTGGGTGCGTCCGGAGCGCTCTGCGACGAACGTAGGCGCTGCCTCGCGTGCTGCGGCAAAGACTGCGCGCAGTTTCCCGGCGCGCTCTGAACGTGGCCCCGCCAGTGCAGCTGGACGCTTGGCAGCAATAATCGCTTTGTAGTTTACTTGCTCTGCCTTGGCGTCCTTGCTGAAGTTGGCGTAAGCCTTGGATCCCTTGGCGTAGTGCCGGAATCCTGCTTCTAGCAGGTGCCAAATCTTCTGTCGGCCGCCCGCACCGGTGCCGCCACCCTTCCCGTACATGACGCCGACACGGCCAGTGATCCCGGCATTTACGCCGCCGCCAGCGCGACGTACATCAATGCGAGTCGCTTTATCGATTGCTCGACGATGAAGCGGCTTGCCGCGATACCCAGCGGCTACCCAAGTCTGACGGAGTGCGGCGCGCACTGGGTCAAGCGCCTTACGCATGGATTTTTTGATTACGTTCTGTGCCACTTTGGGCCCAAGACGAGCCAGCGCGGCGCGGACGTTGCCGTCGCGAAACTGCGTCTTCATTGTGATTTTGGTAGCCGTCACTCGGTCACCTCCGTCGCTTCCATCTCCAGGCGCCGGCGCTTTTGGTCACGGTCGAAGCAAGCGCGGATGTTGAACACGCGCTCGGTGCCGTTGTCTAGGTAAAGCAATCGGCTGTTCGTTGTTACGGCAGGATGCCAGGCGGCCAGGATGCGCCAATCGGAGCGGGTGTTAACGCCAAGATCGTCTACGACTTCGTTCGTGCGTGCCGAGTCAATGTGGCAAGCAATCTGTGCGACGCTCAGCCAAGAGACTGAGGCCTGTCCGACGCTATCGATACTTCGCACGGGATTCTGTACCGTCATCGAAAGCCTCAGCATTCCGGATGGGACGTGCCCAGCCATTATCCGATTCCCTTGCCCATCATGCCTGTGATGCGATCCCAGTAGGTCGAGTCGAGCGCGATGGTGTCATCGCCACGGCTTGCCACGTGGTGCGCGACGCGTTGCAGAAGCGCCATTTCGAGCAGTGGATTTAGCGCCGCGTTGCCGGCCGTCACGGTCAGGGTGACCGGGTAGGTGAGACTGACATTGGTTATTTCCATGTCAACGTAGATCAGGCCGTTGATTTGAATTTTGGCGCTGTTCAGGTTTCCGGTGAGCGGCGTCGTAGCGCTGTCGCTGTAGGTGACCGTAGTTCCCGCCAGGTCGCCTTGGCGCTCCAAACGGAGGTACAGACCGCCGTAGATCGTCAGGGGCGCTGAGGGCACCCACTGCGTCCTGGTGACAGACTCTACGCACCACCCGGTGCGCTCTTCAAGTTCGCGTACTGCTGCAGACCAGGCAATGCCAATAGCCGGGTCATCCTCAGTGTGAGGAATGCGGGCCCAGTTGCGGAACTTTGCTAGGTCTAGAGCCATTGTTCCTCGCTACAGGTAGGTGGGGCCGAAGCCCCACCCACCTGAAGGATGAGAGGATCATTACGTGATGTTGGACACGCGCAGCTGAACAAGCGCGTCGCCGCGGGTGATGTTGGCGTTGGCAAACGCAAGCGCCGTGTACTTCACCTGGCCAGTGGTGGCTAAGGTGATGTCGTCCCGAATCATGCCAATTCCTGCCCACTGACGAATCGCATAACTTTCTCGGATGTCTCCAACCACTGCCATTACCGTCTTGGTGGTGCCAGCGGTTGCGACGTTCACGGGAACATACGGCGTGACGTAGACCGGAAGGCCCATGAGCGTGAACGGTGCAGCGCCCGTGATGCCCTTATCGGCAGACGGAACAAACAGCGGCACATTGTTGACCGTGGTAGCAGCAATCGCCGCGTAAACATCTTGCGGGATGATCCACGCGCAACCAGGACTATTCCAATAAGCAGCAGGAAGCGTGTTGTAACGCATCTGCGTAAGGTTGTCGAGAATCACGGTAGCGGACGAAGTTGCAGCATACACCTTCTGTGCTCGGGTGTTGGTGTTGGTTGCGGAAGATGCACCAGTACGAATGCCAACGGTGGTTGATGCAGGATCGAAGATGCCTGTTGGCATATTGGTGCCTGTGCCACCGATGAATCCAAACTCCATGTTCTTGCTCATCTTGGATTGCAGATCCAACATAACTTCGGCTTCGACGTCAAAGTTTGCCTGGCGCAACAGCGTCTGCGAAACTTGAGTAGTCGGCGAGCACAACTTCGGTGGCAACAGCACTTCAGCAAGTGCCATGTCGTTGGTGACAGCCGTTCCACCTTCAGCAATCCACGAACCAGTGCCGCTTGTGGCAAGCGTTGCACCGTAGTTTGCGCTGGTCTGCGTGTTGTAACGGAGCGATGGGTAGCCAGTGACTCCTGAACGGTAGTCAGATAGCGAAATCATCGTGCTGTTCGCCCCCAAATATTTGAGAATCTCTGTCTCGTACACAGCAGGCACCATGATCGTGCCAGCAGCGGTTACTGGAGTGGTTCCGGTCGTAAGTGCACGCACTTCAGGTGCAGCGCCACCCTTCAACCAACCCGCAAACTGTTCGCGGTACTTCTTGGTATCGCGCTCTTCGCGTCCAAGTTCCATATCGCGCTTGGCGATGATTTCAACGGCGCTCGACGACGCGAAACGCTCGCGCATTTGCGCGGAACGGATCTCGGCTTCAACGGTTGCAAGTTCGTTTGCAACTTCATGGCCGCGAGCTTCAATCTCGACGGTCAGGGAATCTTGTGCGAGAATGGAATCGCGCTCAGCAGTGAGCGCCTTACGGCTTTCAAAGAGTTCTGACAGTTTCATAGCGGCATCCTTAGACGCAGACGAAGACGGGCTAAGCCCGACTGGAGGTTGCGGGCTTCGGCGCTCGTCTGCGGATAAGCGCCGTTTTCTACGATTGAGACTTCTAACAGCCTCACCTGGGTGAGTGTGCGTGTGCTGCCGCTCCAAGAGTCGGCAATGACGTTGAAACCAAACGACATCTCGCTGAGGACGTTGGCGTCCACCAGTGCGCGGATGTCTTTTGCTCGCTGCGTGTCGGGAAGCGTTACTTCGAACGCAAGACCGTGCGCGTCGCTGTTCAGCTGGAGCAGTCCGCTCTTGGTATTTGCCAAGAGGTCGCGCGAATCGTGACCGACAAGCAGCGAGATGTTGGAGCGGAGCGAATTGTCGAACGCGCCGCGGGCTACCTTCTCAGTAAATGGCTTACCACCGTTGATGCCGCGCACGGTGAGCGGGTGGCTCGGAGCGTCGTACACGCTGGCGTAGCCGCCGATCTTGTCGCCTTGCATACTGATCTTGGCGGTACGGATTTCAAGCAATGTCTTCACCTCCATCGATGTTCTCGGTAGCGCCGTCACCTTGCACGGCGCTCATGCCGCCCGGCATCGAGACACTGGGAATCTCAAATTGATCGCCGGCAATCGGAGGCAAGCCCATGCGCTTCCGACCGTCGTTCGGTGAGAGGATCCCGGCGAGTACAAGTTTCGACAGCGCCATGCCGGCATCGCGCATATTGCCGCGGAGCAGGACGTCGGTATCGAGCCTTGCGTGTTCGCCGGGCCCGCAGAGTTTGCGCGTGATCTCCGACTCCCACGCGGTTACCCATTGGGCGAGTGCGCCGTCAACGTAGGCGCGTGCAGTTTCCGATTGTGAGGACAGCGCCCCGCCGCCCTGCTGGTAAAGCATTTCCGGCGGTACGCCGAATGCGCGAGCAATTTCTTGGATCGAGAACCGGCGCGACTCAATGCTGGTTGTGGTTGATTCAGCGCTGATGCGCTCAGCCTTCATGCCTTCGCGCAGGATCAACGGGCGCGATGCACCCTCCGCGGTTGCGTGCATGGTTTGCCAGGCGTCGCGGATGGCTTGCACCGTCTGATCGGACATTGCGCCCGGGTGAGAGATCGATACCTTGCCAGTGCTACCGGTGCGGATCAAGCTCTTGTGGGCCGCGTCCTGGTCTGCCGCCAGTTCCATGGCGAAGCGACAAGACTCCATCGGCGACATGTACCAACTCGGCGACAGCGGATCCGGATAGCAACCAAGGTGAAGCACCTGGTCTGCCTTCAAGAGATTGCCGCCAAGCCGGTACTGCACGCCCTCTTCTGTGAGCTCGACGGTCGATGTGCCGCTCGGAAGTGGTTGCAATTCGGCAACGGTGCCTGATGAATCACGGCGAATCAGTGCCAAACCGTTGCCTGAATCAAGGGCGCACGTCGTCATGTAGCGCCGAAACTCGTACCCCGACTGCCAGCGCGAGGCCTCGCGGGTCATCAATTGCGTGATCGGCGAGTCCACAACCTGGCCCTGTGAGTCGATGATCGAGAACGGGAGGCGCGCCAAGTCCGTGCTAATGAGATTCATTGCACGAACGACAGCAGGTAAATGCTGTGGCGCTGGCGTTGCCAGTGGTTCCGGGCGTGCGTAAACAACTACGCCGCTTTTGAACCCGAAGAATCGTGCGAAGATGCTCACTGAGATGCATGGAACAAATGTGCCTCAGCGTGTCAAGTGATTATTTCAGACTTGCACTCTTAACCACCAAACACAAACGCCGCGGCAATTTCTTGCTACGGCGTTTGTTTTCAAACCCTCGGGGCGTCCCGAGGCGGCGTTAGCCGTCTTACTGGATCGCAGTGCGGCAACCCAGGCGAGGCGCAGGGCAGGGCCTCACACCACATTGCTGTGATGCCAAGAGTGTACTACCCAATCGGGCAAGCGCTAGTGCTGAGTCCGGTTGCCTCGCGCACCTGGTGATGCTCCATCAGGAGCGCTGCCATGTTGCCTGAAACGATGACGTCCATGTTGCCCTTGCCGCCGCGTCCCTTTACCGGCCGGATGTTGCCCACATTGTCTGAAATCAAGGTGATTTGACCGAGTCCGGACACTAAAACTGGGTCTGCGGTATACGTCAATTGCCTACTTTTGAGGAGGTCTGCCCACACCTTCCAGGCAGGAGCCATTGTTCTAATGCCCTGATCGATCGTAATAATGGGCCATCCGCGGTCAATCCATCGCTTTATGTCATGCGCTTGCGCTGGATGTGGGTCGACTCCGATCTTCCGAACGTCGTAAGTCGCCATTATGTTCTCGATTTCCGCTTCGACAATCCTCATGTCCTGCCATTCGTCAGGCATTCGCCGAAGGTGTCCCGCTTCAATCCACTTCTGTAGTGGGTTTCGACTTCTCTTCTCATCAAGGGCAATGTCGACGCCGGCCCACCAGCACACATTGCGGCCGCGGATCATCTTGCCATCGACCACCATAGTCGTAAGCGCTGTCAAATCGAGCTGGGCGCCATAGCCTCCGCGCGAAAGATCAAGTCCGATCACTGCCGGCGCACCGCGCAACCGCGTCCAATCAACTTCCTCAAACTGGCGCTCAAGGATTGCAGTATCGACATCAGACGTCGCAATCGTGTGATATCTGCACGCCAACTGCGTTTCAAACTCGGCAATCTGCACCGGATCGCCCGTGTTTAGCATCGTTTGCGCGGCCAGTTGCAACTGCGTTGGGTCGACAATGACGCCCAAACCTGGGTGCGCCTTGGCCCAAACGGCAGGATCCGAGGCACAATCTTCGGCATCAAGCCCGTAAATCATGGGCCACCAGCCCGCCGGATAGGGCGTTCCGTCACTGATTGCCGCCTCGCAAGCCTGCCAGTAGCCCCAAATCGGGCGCGTCTTCTGCTCCGGATCGGGCGTTGTGATCGCCAACAGTTGCGACGTGGCAAACTTGGCAAGCCCAGTGAGCAAGCGCCCGAACGCCCGATCCATGCGACTGCATTCGTCCGAAATGGTCAGCCGATTGCATTGACCGTCTAGTGCACGATCCGTACAGGGCAAAGAGATGTAACGATTGCCGCCGTGGCGAACGCGCCCTGGGTGCGCCGGCGTTGAGCCACCTGAAAACGTCCACCCTTTCTCGTCCTTGTCCGTGTCATCGAGCGCCAGGGTGCGGCACATGGTCGCCATGCGCTCAAAGGTCTTCTGCGCCAAGCGCCCATCCGGCGCGACTGATGAGAACTCAAGCGCTTGCGATCCGTCACGCATTGCGGCCATCAGCATCGATGCGGCAAACTCGGTTTTCCCGTTGCCGCGTGCCACCACCAGCAGCAGCGCCTTGGTGGCGGGCGTGTCGGTCTTGACCTTGGCAACTACGCGCCGCCGAGCAAGCAGAATCATCGCCACCATGCACTGCCACGGCATCCACTCAAGCGGCGTGCCGGCGCCTTCCTCGACGCCCTGCCCACACTTGCGGGCGAACGCCCGGGCGTCTTCGGCGCGTGGTTCATCCCACCACACCTGGTGCGCCGCCGGCGCTTTTCGCTCGGCTAGATAGCGCTTGCACGAATCGACGATGCGCAGATTCGCGACGGCGGTTCCGCTGGCAATCGATTCGGCGTATGCGTCGGCTAGGTCGGCGCATAAAGGCGGTCGTTTCAAGTGTTTACGGCGTGTGTCTGTTTTGGCGGATCCACACCGCGGTGCCTTAGCGGGTATAGCCCCCTCGGCCCTATGACGGGGGTTGGTCAAATTTCGCTCGTTGTCTTAATAACGTGATGTGTGCGGCACAATGACTGCAAATTCTTCCAATCATTCGTGCCGCCGCGATGCAGTGGGATGATGTGATCTGTCTCAAGGTCAGCCACTGCACCACATACAGCACAGCACATATGCACAGCCTTATGTGCTTTGGCTATGCGTGTCCATGTACCACCGCGTGAGCGAATGGTGTTAATCATGCTGATGGGCTTGCCTATACCACCTTCGTATCGCCATCGCCTAGCCATGTACGTACCTCTTCCATGAGTCGTGTATCCACCTCTTCACGCCACGCAAGTAGCCATTCCTCATCATCTTGCCTGGCAAGGACAATGGGTAACCACCCTACCTTTGCATCAGTACGTGCCTGGAGCATTGCATCCTCAAGGCCAGCGCAACGTGGTGCAACATTGGGCAAGCACACGCCATCATCCATCACTGTTCGCAGTTTGCTTAACCGGCAAATCAATAGGCTTCCACTGACAATTAAATTGTCATTCGCAAGACGCCCATACACGTACGAATAGCCTGATTTACGGCGCTTTACTTCAACGTGAATCTTCCAGCTGCACTGTGCTTCAATGTCTGCTTTGCCCTTGCCATAGCGTTGGGCAGTACGTTCCCACTTGAATGGGAACAACCTCTCTAGCGCACGGCAAGCGTCCAACTCACCGTTCTTGCCCTTCAGGCGTGAATTGGTCATGCTCCGTCATCTTCCGCTCGTTCGACTTCCTGATCCGTGACACAACGAGGCGTGATGGGCCCGTATTCCTCGATAGTGTCACGCTGGTGGGGTGTGTCTTCCGTTGTCCCGTTCTGCCCAGTGGATCGGATGGTTCGGGGCGTGGTGTAAATCGACTCCATGCGTGCAATGCGTAGGCGTAGCGCTTGGATGACAAGTATCTGCTGCAAGATCTGATCTTCGAGGCGTTCTGGCTGTGTCATGCGACTCCTTGCAAGCGATGTAGGACAACCTTGGCGACGTCACGTGCGCCGCCCAGGTTCTCGGTGTGGAACTTCAATGTGCTGTACGCGTCATTGCCGCTACGGGCCCAGTGCTCCAAGAGCAAGCGCCAAGCTCCCAGTGCGTCCCGGTCGCTTAGCCCGTGCGAGATCAACACCCGCCGGCATACCGAGCAGTGGCTCTTGATGTCCGCCCTCGGGTCACGTTGCTTGATCCGGTTTGTTATGTCATCTTGAACCTCCCACCCGCTCACGGCGGTAGCCGTTTGCTGGTTAGGTGGACTAGTTAATTTGGCTAGATAGGATCCCGACGCTAATTTGACGTCGCTAGAAACGTCAATTTGACGTTTCTCCGACGTCAGATTGACGTTTCGTGAAACGTCAGATTGAGGTATCTCCTGCCCTGTCAGGTTCACGCGATACGAAAGCGCCTTGCCTTTGGTAGTCGTTGTCAGAACGCCACTTGCGCGTAATCCGTCAACTGTGCGTTGGCAAGTCGATTTGCTGATCCCGCACTTCGCTGCGAGCACTGCCTGGCGAGGGTACGCCAGGCGTCCGTAGTCAAGAATGGCCAACAGCACCAACTTTTGGGTGCCGTCAAGCGCTCCACAGCGCCACACCTCCGATGGTTGTGGACGGGTCATGAGTCGCCTCCGATCGCTCGGCTGACCGCGCTGGCAATCATGTCTGCTTGGACAGCGTTCTTTGGATCGTGTCCCCTCAACGTCTTCTTCATTCGTCGACTCTTTGCAGCATCTTTCAAGCGCGAGATTTGAGTCTTGTAGGTAACAAACTGCAGTTTCATTTGTTGGTTAGAAATTCTCAACTGAGAAACAAGCATGTTTGCGTCTTCAAGCAATGCAATCAAGGTCGCGCAGTTTTGACAAGTGCCCACGTTTTGATGAGATGGCTTCAAAACGGCACCTCCTCTTCGACCACCACCTGGACGTTCGCGATCACGAACCCATCCTGCCAGGGCTTGAGCTGCAGCATGATGAGTTTGCCGATGATGTCCGCATCCACCGCCGAGAACGAGGTAAACCACTCGACGCCGTTGGCTTCAAGCCCTACGCGCCAGTATTCCTTGCCCGACTTTGCCGTCTTCGGGTCAACTCCGACACAAATGCCGCGTACTTGGAGCCGGTCGCCTTTAGGCTCAGGCTTGCCCTGAGCGGGCTTCGACGCCTTAGAGGGCGCAGCGAGTGCCTTGCGAGGCGCGGGCGCCTCCTGAGGCATCCTAGACGCCTCCTCGGGCATTTCCTCGGCAATGCTCCCCTCGTAGTCGAGCGCTGCGAACGCCCAGCCCATCACGCCCTTGAGGGCGCGCCCGGTAGCCCGGGTCTGCGCCATCATCTGCCTGGCAAACTGCGGCCTGCTGTTCCACGGGCGCTCGTCATCAAAGACCGAGCCGATGCCCGAGCCCACAACGACGCCATTCAACAACACCGTGCAGGTCGCTTCCCAGTAGCCGGCAACGCTTTCCGTCGGTTCGACGTGCCGGAGACTGGCGGTACC